GGCTGAGAGAACCGCTTGACGAGGTCTTCGAGGATTAGCACGCCGTCGGCGTTGTCCTCGAAGATGCGGCGGTAGGTTTGTGGTGTGGGCATTTGATCCACTCATCCGCGCCGAGGCGGGTGTTAGGCGTCAGTTGAAGACCGGAGCCATTTCGATGCTCAGGTCAACGCTGGCGCTGTTCCAGGCTGTGACGGCTTGAACGTAGAGCGTTTGCGCAGATGCCGATAGGCCGCTGGCGACGGGCGCCGCCTCGGCAATTGCGTTGCCGGCCAAGGCCGTCGCGCCCAGGATCTCGCTGCCGCCGTTGGTTGTGCCGATCCGCAGACCTCCCGTCACGGCGTTGGCTGTGGTGTTGCGGGCATAGATGCGTTTGACCGCAAAGCCTGCGGGCAGCGGCACGGTCGCGTTGGCTGTGATTGCCAACGTCTTATCCATCGTGACGCCAGGGGCCGTGATTTCGAGGACGAACACGCGGTTGGCGATGTTTTCGAGGCGTGCCGTGCTGTAGCGCGAGACTGTCACCAAGCCGCTGGTCGAGAAGATCGCGCCACCCGCCGAATTGAGGAACGTCACGCGGCCAGCCGTGCCAGTAGGAGTGATCGAGAACTTGAAACCCTTGGGCAGGTTGTTGGGCACCGTGATCGTGATGTTAGCCGTGCCGGTGTAGCGCACATCGCGATCATTCCACGTTGCGTCGAGCACGAGGTCGCCACCCGAGTAAGGGAACGGGCCACCGGCCTCGTTGCGGACATTGACCTGACCGAACAGCGATGACTCGTCCTGCGTCAGACTGGCCTGTCCGCCATAGGTCAAACCCTGCACAACGTCACGGCACGCCAGCGCCGTTCCGGTGGCGCTCGTCATGATCTCGGCCAAGTAACCGACACAGTAACGGGTCTTTTCGATCGAAACCGCGCAGACGTTGCCGTAGGCTTCGGCGTCGATCAAACCAAGATCACCGTGGCTGATCGCGCAGCCCGCACGCCCGATGACTTCGAGCGACGGGAAGCCGCTGCACTTGGCTGTGCCGGTGGTGGTTGCCGTGGCCACAATGTCGGATGTGGCGTAACGTGTTTCGGCCAGGGTGATCGTGTTCGTGCCTGCATCACGGGTGCGCACAAAATAGACCGTCGTCTTGGCGAAGCCTGCCGTGTCCGCCATGAATACCACCGGCATGTCCACGACCATGTTCGCAAACTGCGCGTTGTCAGCCACGACGATGTTTGCCGTACTGTTGAACGTCATCACGATGTCATCAGGCGTGGCGGCCCCGTATCGATTCCCCTGCATACGACCGGCGTTCTTCATCTGATTCAGGACGCAGCCGGAAGGCCCGAACGCCTCCCACACGATCGAGCGGTTGCGACGGTACTTGCAGTAGGTGTACAGCTCGTCAGTGATCGTGCTGTTGCCAGGGAGCAGCGCCGCAGACAGCGCAGCGCCCAAGCGAATGCCAGAACCGTACTCAAGCTGCGTCGAAGTCCACAGCTTGCCGATGAGGATGTGCTGGAAGTTGATGAGATTGAACGCGAAGTCGTCGGTCTGATCGAAGGCGTAAAGCTCGTCAACTGCGCCATCAATCAGGCCCATCGCGAAGTAGGCACCAATGTCCACCGCACGCTTGCCGCCGATGAACGTGATCCCGATGATCTTGACACCGGAGATGCCGTCTTCAGCGATGTCGGCAGGTTCGGTGCCGCGAGCCGTGTTGTTGTACTTGAACCCGGTCACGCCAGCGGCCAGTAGGAAGCGCGTGCCGCCTTCAGTCGAGAACCCTGCGTCGGGCACGTCACCGTCGAACACCAGACGTGGCTTGACACCGATGTGCGACACGTTCTTGACCAGGGTGATGTCCGTGGCCAGGGTGTAATCCGCCGCCTCGTAAACCACAGTTCCACCGCCAACAACAACGCACATGGACTGCGCCACTTCGATGCCGAGGCTGTCCCGAGTCGGAGGCACCACAGCAAAGCCCACCACACCACCGCCCACCGGCTGGCCGTCTGGGGTGATGAGTGAGCCGGTCGGGAGGCCATTCGTGTCCAGATTGACCAGCACCTGCGTGGTCGTCGGGCCATCGACATCCCAGCCCGAGCCGGTTTGCACTGCGGTGATGTTGCTCATGTCGCGCTCCTTACGCTGCGTTGGCCATGCGCGAAGCCATGGCGTCGGTCATGGATTGCTGCGCGGCCTGCTGTTGCATGGCCTGCTGCTGGTTCTGCTGATCTTGCTTGCGCGCGTCGCGCAGGGCCTGCACCTTCTTGGCCTCGGGGACGATCGACTTGGGCACGCCCAATCCGTTGGCCACGATGCGGTTCGCCTCGTCGATGTCCACCAGGTCGCGCGCCTCGGGCCACACCGGCAACTGCAGGCCGATGGCTTGCACGTACTGCTGCACCGCGGTCACGTCTTCGAGCTTCTGGCTGCGTGCCAGTGGGCTGATGTACTTGACGTGGAACGACCGGCCGCCCAGACCTTGCGGGGCTTGACCCAGCATGCCGGCTCGGTAGGCGATGCCGAAGCAGCGCACCACCAGCGGCTGCAAAAATTCGGCTTGCAGGCGCCCGAACACAGGGCCAAGCAACTGGCGGATCAGGGCGACACGCACATGCACCTCGGTGGCAGTCATGGCGGGCCCGTCCTGGGGCTGCAGCTGATCGGCGAGCAAGCGCTTGCGGATGGCGCGCTCGAGCCGTTCCTCGGCCGTGAACGCCACATTGAAGTCGGCGCCCGTCAGCAGCGGTTTCATGCTTTCCACGCTGTTGGCGACGATGACCTTGCGCGGCCCCACCTTGATGGTCTTGGGGTTGAGCACGCCGTCGTCCTCGGCGATCCACATGCCGGCCACGGCCAGCTCGGTGGCGCTCAGTTCATTGGCGCGCAGGCGGTTTAGCAGTCGGATGTCGGGCAGCGCGGACGCCACCGGGCCAGTCGCATAGGCCGACTGAGGCAGGCGGGACCAGCGCGGCACGATGACGGGCATCTCGTGGTAACCCGACTCGCGGACAGGATGCTTGGCGGCCTTCTCGATGACGATGGACGCAACGGGCAGATTCTTGGCCAGCAACGCGCCGGGAACGCTCAGGGCGCGCGGCTCGATGATGTGCACGAAGTCGACCATGGTCTCGGGCTTGTTCATGGCCGCGTCTTGCGTGCGCTCGCTCAAGGCCTTGAAGCCGTAGACCGTGGCCGCCTGCTCGGCGGTCATCTGGTAGGCGCGCTCGACGATGTCCACCGGCCCGCCCGGCTTGCTGCTGGCTGGGAAAACCTGGTGCAGCGGCCACGTCTCGAAGGTGTAGCCGCCCACGTCGCGGTCTTGGTCGATGTAGAGCGCGCAGTAGCCAGCGGCCACCACGTCGAACATGGCGTCGAATACCTCGGCGTCGAAGTTGCTGGCGTGGATGTTCTCCCAGATGAACCGGGCAGAGTCCGACAGCCAGCGCTTGTCATTCTCGCTGGCGCCGGCCACATCCATCTCGAACCACTGCGCATTCGCAGGCGTGGCACCGGCCACCAAGTTGGCGGTCAGGTTCTCGGCAGCATCGGCAGACACCGACGACAGCACGCGGGCGCGCTTGGTCTGCTCGGTGGCGGCGTCAAACGTCGCATCCCCGCTGAAGCCGAAGCCACGTGCGGGGTGGACGTAGTCGTAGCACTCCCGCGTGATGTGCTCATTGCGCAGGCGCTCAGACCGGCGCTGCTCGTGGCGCTTGAGGTACTTCTCGACGCGGGATTGATCCATCACTGGCCTCCGAGTGTTGCGGCGCCTCGCGCCATGACGGTGGAGGTCATGGCAGGCGATGCCTGGGTGCCGCCTGCGGTGGCCTGCGACGGGCGGCTGCCTCGGGTCATGAGGGTGTTGGCCTTGGCGCGCACGCGCTTGGCCGCCACCGCGGCATTTGCATCGACCTGCGCCTGGTTCTCGGCTGCAATCCGCTGGTTCTCAGCCTCGACGCGCGCGGCCTCACGGTCGCGCTCTGCGTCGCGCTTGCTGTAGCCGCCACCACCACCGCCGCACATGGCGTCAGGCCTTCACGGGCGAGCCGTAGGCGGCAGGGACAACCCAGCCGGCTTTGCTCAGGTGGGCGGACTTGCCGGGCGTGACCGGGGCGGCAGCAGGGGCAACCACGGCGGCGACTTCGGCCTGCTGCTCGGCCTGCGCTGCACGCTGCTCGGCTTCCAGGCGGGCCAGGCGCTCGGCTTCGAGCTGGGCACGCAGGATGGCCACCTCGTCGGCGGGCTCAGGCGCTTGGACTTCTGCTGCCTGCTCGGCGCCGGCTGGGTCGTTCTGGGCTTGTTCGGTGGCGACTTCCTCGACCTGGGCGGGTTCGCCAGGCACTTGGACGGCGCGGGCTGCTTTGGCCATGCTGCACTCCGGTCAGTTGAATGTGTGACCGTTGCAGTGTTTGCCGGGAGGCTGGCAGCGTTCCCGACCATGCGCGTCAGTTGAGCAGGGTGAGCTGCCTGGCGTCGATGGTGCGCGGCTCGTCCTTGGTGGCCTTGGGCGCGCGCACGGTGTGCTCGGTGCCGCACAGGGGGCAATGGATGGTGCCGCCCTCCCAGGATTCGACGTACTTGGGTTTGATGCCGGTGCGTGGGTCGCCATGCCTGGGCACCTTGTCGAAGGTGCGCCCCGTCTCGCGCATCCACAGCGCGATCAGCAGCTCGCCCTGGTGCATCTTCGGGTCGGCCTCCTGGTTGCGCAGGTCGAGCAGCGTGGGCTTGCTGATGCCGGTGCAGGCCGTGATCACCCGCAGCGTGAGCCCTTTGTCGCGCAAGTCGGCCAGCACGCGGAACCAGTCCACGCGCTTGACTTTGACTTGGCGGATCAGTGTCATGGCCTTCTATGAAAAATGCACGCGCGCGAGGCCGATCACCCCACAACCAACACACACGCGAACAAGAACCAGCCCCATCCGTCCTTACCATTTGCGGCCAAGTAGGCGGCAACACCAGCAAGGCCAACGGCCAACAAGCTGCGGAAAATCATCTGAGTGGTCATGTCTGCTCCAGTTGCTGCCGCCCATTGACCGGGGCGGCTTCGGGTTTCTTGATCCTGTTTTGATTCAAATCGCCAGAAACTCGACCTTGACGCCGAACTGCCCGCGCTTGCACTTCTCTTGGGCGTAGGTCCATGTGATGGGCCCGGTGGGGCCGTCGTCCACGCCGCAGATCTTGGCCACCTCGTCGCGCACGGCTTTCATGGCGCCTTGGAGGTTGTCGTCGTCGCACAGGGCTGGCGAGAGGCGCACCAGGCGGACGATGCAGGGCGTGAAGAACGGGCGCACGATCAGCGCAGTGGCAGCGCGCTCGGACTTGACCCGGGCGGCACGCTTGCGCCAGTGCTCGCGGGCGTTGAGCCCGGTCACGGTCTTGATGGGGATCAGGTAGCTGGCGCCGCTCATGCTTTTGCCCTCGCCTTGAACTGATCGCACCTGACCGGCTGCGTCACGCTGGGCACGAACTGCGCGCACAGCCTGAGCGAGCCCTTGGCGCAGTCGGCGCAGCGGTGCATGCCCTTGTCCTGGCCGTCGAGCGGTGCGGATGCGTGCTCTGCCGGCGGTGCTGGGCGCTTGCAGCTGCTGGAGGTGTGCCCCCATTGGCCGCACTTGAGACAGGGGTCGGTCTTGCTCATGCCTCACCCCCGAAATGCGCGCGCGGGCGCGAGTCTTGGGGCTGGCGATCACCCGCCAAATCCCCGGTGGTCCGCAGTGCGTCGGCGATCTCTCGGGCCGAAACCTTTTCGCCGGCCTGAGCACGATCGAGCAGGCGATGTGCTGCGGCTCGTTCGGCTTGGGCGACAGCGGTTGGGAAGCGATGGAACAGGTTCATGCCGCGGCCTCCTTGCGAGCCTGGGGTCGGTAGCTTTCCCACTCGAACGGCACCAGCTTGCATGTCTCACGCAGGCGGTCGAAAGTGCGCTCCCCGATGTAGGCCTTGAGCCCTTCGGCGTCCTGGTTGGTCAGCAGGATGGTGGGCTTCATGGCGCGGTAACGGCCGTCGAGCACGTCGAACAGGATCGTTTGCTCGCCGTCGGTGCCGTACTGCACGCCCATCTCGTCGATGACGAGCAGGTCGAGCCCGGACAGGTAGGTCAGCACCTGGCGCTCGGACTTCTCGGAGTCGCGGCGCCACGTCTCGCGCACCATGCGGATCAGGTCCAAGCAGGTGGCGTAGAGCACGTCCTTGTCAAGGTGGGCCTGCAGGACGGAGCTGGCGAGGTGGCTTTTGCCGGTGCCTGGCTTGCCCGAGAGGATCAGGCCGCGGCCGTTGCGGGCGTTCTCGTCGAAGTTGTCGCAGTAGTCGCGCAGGATCGACAGGGCCCGGCGCTTGTCGTCGGTGTCGGCCTTGAAGTTCTCGAAGGTGCGGCCCACGAAGCGCTCGGGGACTGCGGCCCGGCCGATGAGCTTGCGGTGGCGGGCTTCGCGGGTCTTGCGGGCGTCTTCCTCGGCTTGGGCCTGCTCAGCGGCGCGTCGCTCGTCCTCGCACGCCGGGCAACGGGACCAGATGCGCCCGAGGATCTGGCGCGACTCAAAGGCCCCG